GAAATCGAGGGTGAGCAATCCCGAGGTAGTCCGGCGCAACCGCTACCCAATCCCCAACCTCCGGGGCGGTGCTAATCCCGAAAACAACAACCGATGCTTCTATCCGTTGCCTCCCGTAGTAACTTGCCGCCGCCGCCGCAATGCCAGTTGCACTTGGAGCGGTGGCGTGGGACCCTTCAGTCAGAACCAAGACCGAAGAGTCAAGGACTGCGGCTTTTCCCTCCGGGAAGGTGGTCGAGACTCCCTCGGCCTCGGTGTTGGTCACTGTCACAGTGGGCTTGACCCCTGAACCGTCCAGGTCTCCTAGAAAAGGAACTTGAGCCGCAAAATGGTCCTCTTCGGAGAGTTCAATTCCCAAAATGTCACAGTTGTTTTTGTCTAGGACGGCAAAAACCTTGTAGACCTCCACCTCATCAAACTTCACAACCGTTGCAGTGGTTGAATCGTAGGCTGGCATCAGTCGAAGCAAAGCCTGACCGACGTTCCCCTGCTTCAACTCGACCGAGATAAACAGCCGGGTCCAGGCGTCAGTGCTCAGGGTTCTTGTCTCTGAGAAATACTGAGTGTCATCTTCGGTTTGTAGACTGAGGAGAGCCTTTGAACTTTCCCCACTTGTCAGTTTAGCCAAGCAACTGGAGGCATAAGTTCCGGGTGAAGAAATCTGAACCTGTTGGAAAGAGTGGGCAAAGGCGTTGCCGTTGTTGCTCACCTCTCCAGCCCAGTTCCCCCGATAACCTCCACTTGCCACCGAGATGGTGGCACCGCCCGAGGTCTGCCATGGGTAGGACCCAAGCTCCGAATCATGGGAGCGGAGCTCAAAGTTCCCATTGTCGATCAAGTTTGCAATCCGGTTCCCGTTCATGTCTGGGACTGATACGGAAATTCTTCCCTGTGAGGTTGTCCTCCAGAAGGAGAAAATCTGTTGACAGATGGAATCCATTGCATCAGCAACCGGAAACCCTCCATCAATCAAGAGCCCAATCTCTGAAGGTCTCCAATCGGGAAGCCCCGAAAGCCACTGGTGGCGGGCCGGGGGAGTCCCGTTCCTTGGGTGGTCTAGGAAGTTAAGGCTTTCAAGGTCTATGTCTTCAGGAGAAAGACCTCCATATTGAGTAAGGAAGTCATAGATGATGGCGCCGGGGGTATTGATGGGGGAATCTGTCTCTGCCCCTCCGGGTTCAACAAATCCATACACGTCAGCAAAAACAACATCAGGAACCAAGGCAAAACTTCCGTCATGGTCCCATGCGTCATTGGAAACGATAACGGCACCATAGGATCCCGATATTGCCGCAGTGGTTGCAGTTACTTTAATCCCATCATCTGTGTTGGCATAGACATTGCTTGACAGGTTGGAGCAAATCCTTTGAGCAAAGACAAAGGTGTTGAGGTCGGAGTTCGATGTTCCAAAGTTGTTTGTGACCCTGTAGGCCGGGGCCTTCTTAACGTAGCCATAGACTATCGGAAGTTTGAAGTTATCAACCTGGGTGACATTCCCATTTTGACCTTTATAGACGGTGATTTCGCCCGCGTCTATATCGACCGAGAGGAGCCTTGACCTATCGAACAGCGATATTCCCAGCATATCCAAGGAGACACTGGGGATGCCTTGGAGGTTGCGAGATACAAGGGAGAAGTCATCGATGTTGGCCGACAATCGAGGAAAGCCCCTCCTGATTGTGGTCTCATGTCCTGAAATTGTCTTCTGAGAAAACAGATCGTCAAAAGCCCCGTCAGCATTGGCAAGGGCTAACTCCCCGGTCGAGCTCGACACTTGAGGAACCCCGGAGTCTACACTTAATGAAGAGGTAACTGAAGGAATCTGGATCATTCTGTCTCTGTATGGAATCACCCCGCCCTTTGTTGTTATGTCAACGGGCTTGGATGCGTAACGGTAAACTCCCACATAGGAAATCCAGACATCATCATCCTCGGGAGTGTCTGCCGAATCGATCTGAATGGTCAGGGTTCCAACCGCTGGGTCAAAATGCCATGTGTTATCGGTCCCGGCGCTCCAGGTCTCCAACCGGGTCATCTTTGAGCGGTTGAGGTAGACTTCCGAGAGGTCATCGAAGTCTTCACCCGAGAGGTCATAAGTATAGACTGAGCCCCCCGAGGTGACCCAACCAAACCGAAGAATTGCCGCCGCCTCTGTATCAACTAAGTAGTTGACACTCTCGTTATCCAAAAGAACTTGAGCGGGCGGGTGTTGGTAGTGAATGAAGGAGATTTCTTCGGCGCCGATTGTGGGTCCCGATGAATCTGGATATTGAACCTCAAGGATGTTGTCGGCATTTGTCCCACCCCGGGTCTTTGTCCTGAAGAAGGAGATGGGCGCGGTTTTCCAACTCTCATTGAATCCGGCAAGCCCGAGGTCGGTTCTTCCTTGGAAGTTTGGCCTAATGTTCCAGGTTGTCCCGTCTGTGTTGGCCGATTTGAGAACGGTGAAAGAAGCAATGTCCACAAAGTCCCCGTCTGTGGCCGAAGAGTCTTCCCCGAGGTCAACAAGCGAGGCCCAGGTTGCCTGATTGTTGGTTGTGGTTGAGCTTGCTTGGTAAAGGTCTGAAACTGCCGTTATATCGCTGGCCTTGATTGCGACAATTGCCCCGTCATAGGCTTTGGAGTTCCCTGTCCCTGAGAGGTTCAAGGCTTGAATCTTGCAGTTTCCCGCCCCAGCCCCGGTAAACAGGGAAACATGAGCGGCTTGCCACTTTGTGGAAGTCGGCACCTGACCAAATGAATAAGACTCAGCCCGAATGTTGGCGGCATCATCGACAAATTGAGACCCCGCTTGCTCACTTGCTCCGTTGGTGTCATGCCCCGTCGCCCACCCGGCAAAAACAAGGTATTCTTCAGAGTCTAGGGTCCCGATGCTTAGGTGATCAACCGGGGTGGATGTCGGTGCGTTTGTTGTGGTCTCCCCGAGAAGCCCAGTCCCAACCTTCACATGGGTCTTGTTGTCTATTCTCAAGGCCCACATTCTGGCGTTGGAGCAAGTCACCATTTTCCCGCTTGCATTCGGTTCAATCGAAGCCTGGAGGGAGAACTTCTTGACCTCCCCCCCCTTTACGGAGTGAACAGAGACACTCCCGAAATTGTAGACTTCAGAGTCTGCCCCATTCTGATTTTGAAGGGTGACCTTGGCATCTCCGAATGTCCCAGTGGCATCGGTTGAGATGGACTCCCCCGGCTCCACCTCCTGAACCTTGACGGAAATTTCTCTTGCTACTGTGTCGTTATGGGTAAACTCAGCAACGCAAAAAAGAAGGTACTCATAACTTCCCTTTGGGGCGTCTGATAGATCGAGCTTCAGAGAAACAATTTCATTGGAAACCGAAGAGGAAGAGGTTGTCCCACCACTTAAAATGGACTTTAGGGCGCCGCCCTCAAAGGAGGTCCCAGCAAGGGAGAAGGGTTCCTCCGAGTCTTCGTCAGAGAAAAGAGGCTCAGCTTTGAGGTAACAAGGGGAGTCACTTGATGAAGAGTCCTCCAGTGCTCGAAGGTAACCGTAATCAGAACCGAAGGCAGCGGTGTTTGTTAGCTTGAAGAACTGCCCCGCCTTGATATCAGTTGCCCCGATCTCAATCTTTGTCGGCGCCGAAGGAAAGTCTGTGTCTGCACTAAGGAAAGCCGTTGCCCCATAAAACTGGACAGTCCTACCGGGGAAAAGGCCGGAGTAAAAAGATTCATACCGTCGGAACAAAAGGGACACTAGGCACCCCGCAACTCACTAAAGGACATGGAAACGGTTGACTGAACCGAGGAAACCATGGCGGTTGATGCGGTGGTGACTGTCGAGTAGTAGGCGGAGTTTTTCTCAATGGCGTCGGTTGTGGCGGTGCCGTGAATGTCTACTAGAACCGGACGGTCCCCTTGTTCTGCGAGGGCATTGCATAGGGTGTAGTTCTCATCAAAGGTCAAATTTTCATCTGTGAAGGTAACGGTCCGATAGATTCTCCGTTGGTCAGAGTAGACTGTCCCCCCGTAAGCCTGGGCCTTGAGAGTCTCGTTGACGTTGGCAATTGAGACGTTGGCGGGCCTGACTCCAATATAGGTGCCGAGCCAGACAACCCCCGCTGTATGGTAACCCTCGGCGGGGCTATAGCTTGGAAAGGTAACCCTCCAATAAGGCTTTGCTGCTGCGGTGCCAGAGTCTGGGGTTCCCAGATACCACCTGACAACCTTGCCCAGGTCGGTTTGTTCATGGGTTGTGAGGTTCCATGTAACCACCGAGGTTGTAATCCCCGAGTCAGTCGCCCCCTTCAAGGTGACTGTCTTGTTGTCTTCAAGGTTGGAATCAACCAAGGCAAAGAAGGTGGGGAGGACACTTGTCCCGCCAAAGTAGAAGGTGATGTCCTGCGCCCCGGTGCCGGTTGACCTCCACCTCTTAGTTCTGGACTCAAAGGTCAGGTTTTCAGACCCATAGAAGGTGGCCTCAGAGGTTACCGAGGCAACAGTCGGAGAGAAACTGGGGTTTGTCACAAAGTTTGTAAAGGCAACCCCTCCAGAAACAGGGAGAGACTCAGCCATTACTTACGCGCCCACTGTCTGAAGGTTTCAGGCTTGCTCTTCTTTTTGAGTTTCTCTTCCCTTGACTGAGCGAAGCGGAAACCCCGAGGGTCATAGTCAACCGATACGTTCAAGGGTCTTTCTCTCAATGTGTCCATCATGTCCCGCCAGTCTCTCCGTGTAATTGGCCCGTCCAACTCCCCGGCTCTAGCCTTCCAGGGCCATTGCCACCACTTATCTCCCCCGCCAGTCCCTGACTGCGTTTCTTTTGGCTTGTAGTATGTAAGCAAAGCCTCTGCCATGCCGCCGCCTACGTCTAGCCCGAGGCTCCCAAGGGATTCAGTTACTTCCTCCCACTCGACCGGGGAGACCCCGCCAGAAGTACCCCCCGCACTGCCAAATCCCCCAAAACCGCCCCTGCCTCCACTGCCTCCATTTGAAAAGCCCCCTGTTCCAATTGGCAAAGACGGCAGAGTCCCTTCTTCTCCCCCTCCTCTTGAGCCCATCCCCGCCCTTGTTCCCCGGCGCATCCCTCTGGTCCTTTGTCTTCCTCCCCCAGTCTCCCTACCGACAGCCTCTCTTTCAACGTCTTCAACGGTTGGAATGTTCGCGGTGTTTGCCACTTGGACAACATGGTTCATGTCGGAGGCAACTTGCCGATAGGCCGCAGACCAAACTTCTGCGGTTCCAATCATCTCATCAGAACCCATCTTGAAAGCCTCCCCAATCTGGAGAGTCCCCGAGGTGATTTCATCGGTTGCCGAAGAGAGTAATTCCCCAGACGCGGTAAAGGCTTCCGAGAGCCCCGCCCCAACCCCGTCTTCAAGTTTCCCCTTGACCCCCTCGGAGAAGTTTTCAATTGCCCCAACCGGGTCGGCCAAACCTTCGCGAAGGGCGGCATCGATTGAACCTGGCACGGCAATTGCTTCGGACATCATCTCTTTGGCAATTTCTGCCATTCCTTCGGCTTTCTGGGCAATGCCAGAAGAACCTTCAGCCATGGCTTCATTCAGCGTTTCAACCACTCGGGACATTGCAATTGGGAGGTCTTCATCTCCTTCCGCACCCAAGGCAGTGGCAACCCCGGAACTGATTGCCTTCGTTACGGTATCCACCGAAGACACAAGGTCCCCCGAGGAGGTACCTCCAGCGGCAACCCCAGAACTGATTGCCCCCGCTGCACCGGACATCATCTCTTTGGCAATTCCTGCCATTCCTTCGGCTTTCTGTGTAACGCCTGAAGCCCCATCAATCATGGCTTCATTTAGTGTTTCGACTAACTGGGACATTGCAACGGGGAGGTCCTCATCTCCCTCGGCGCCCAAAGCAGTAGCAACCCCAGAACCCATCGCATCGGCTACATCAACCAACGAAGAAGCCAACCCTCTAGGATCCATCGCTTCAGCTACATTACTCAACGAAGAAGCTAGCTCTGCATTGGCAACCCCAGAGCTAATCGTTTCGGCTACATTGCCCAGCGAAGAAGCTAGCTCTGCATTGGCAACCCCAGAGCTAATCGTTTCGGCTACCTTATCCAACTTAGAAGCCATCTCTGCATTAGCAACCCCAGAACTGATCGCTTCGGCTACATTGCCCAACGAAGAAGCCATCTCTGGGGACATCTCAATTGTCGAGTCGGAGTTAATCGCTTCGACCATATCAACCAACGAAGAAGCTAGCTCCTCATTGGCAACCCCGGAGCTGATCGTTTCAGCTACATTACTCAACGAAGAAGCTAGCTCCTCATTGGCAACCCCAGAACTGATCGTTTCAGCTGTATTATCCAACGAAGAAGCGAACTCTCTAGAAGGGGTTGCTCTTCGACCAAATGGGCCTTGTCTGTCTTCCGGGAACGGTTCCCCTCTCCTTCGCATTCTTTCCTCTGTCCTACTTCTGCCAACCTCCTGAGCCTCGGCGGCAATGGCCTTGTTTTGGTCAGACAGGGCTTTTGCGTCTGAGATGATCGGTGCCATCATCTCCGTTACTTTGGCGCCTTGAGTGTTGATGCTTTTCATCAACTCGGCCAGTTGCGCCCTTTCGGACTCGGAGACCTGGCCGTCTGCCATTGCGGCGGCAGTCATCATTTCCAATTCGGCCAAGAGGGGCGCGAGGGCGGCGCCCTGGACCGCCGCGTTCATGGCACCGTTGACAATAGCGTCAAAGGTTGCCTTTTCGAGAGACTGATTGAAAGAAGCGGTGAAAGCGTCAATTGCTTCATCTTCTGTTTCGGAGTTTGCGATTGCGTCGGCAAAAGCGGTTTTCATGGAGGAAGAGAAGGCGTCCTCAATCCCTTTGACCTTCTCCTCCATCATCAAGAAGAACTCTTCAAGGGGACTCGGGGCAAGAGCCTCCTCGACCAACCTTTTCATTTCTTCCATGTGCTGTTGAGCCAGTCTGATCTGCGGCGCGTACTCTTCAAGGTTAGCCTTACCGGAGGCAATGGCTTCATCCATTAGGACCATGAACTCAGCATTGCCGCCCGAGGTAAAATCAAAGTCCCCCATGTTCCCGATCAACTCGAAGGCATCGGAGAATGAACCGGCAATGTTGGTTGCGTTCATCATTGATGCCGTCACCTCATTCCCGAAAGCGTCGAGGAGTTGGGTTTTTACAGCGTCAAGAATGTTTGCGGTGGTTTGAAGGGTGTCGTTCCCTTGCTTGATAGAGTCTGTGAAGACTGGCCCGATTGTCTCAATGCTCGCGGTCATGGCGGCAATCTTGGCCTTGATGAGCTCTGGGTCGAGGTCAAAGCCAGCCTCAAACTGGGCACCGATCAATTCCGAGAGAGCGTCAAAGTCCATCTCAAGGATTGCCCTTTCAAACTCTGGGCCGATCTCCTTAAATGCCGGGATGATTTCCCCATTTACTTCCTTGGTGAAGGACTTGAGGACTTGCAGGGAGGCTTGCATTCCCGTCTCATTCCCGAGGAGGGCAATGATTCCCGCTGTTCTGTCTCCGAACTCCTGCCCTCCGATCTTCATGATTTCGGCTTCATTGTGTTTATTTGCGGCGTCAGATTGCCTGACGTAATCAATATAAGAGTCAAACTGTTTGTTGAGCCCCCCTAAAGCATCGGCAAGGGTAACCCCAGCGACTTCGGCTTGTTCTCGCGCCATCTCCATAGCCTTCTGGTATGCCTCTTCTGGGTCCATATTGCCCGAGGCTACCGCATCAGAAAATCCTTCTGTCCAAAGAAGACCTGCGGATTCCCCGACAAGGTACAAATCCCCAGCCTTGTCCGGGTCAAAGTCATGGCTGAAGGGCGCAATTGCGGCGGTGGCGCCATAGATTTGGCGGGCCTCAGACCCTCCCATTCCCCTTCTCTCGGCAGTGGTAATTGCTGATTCCTTGCCTATTCCAATGTTGAGGTTTCTTCGGGAGGCTTTATCTGAGCCAAGTCTCCCCCCAGTGAAAACATGCGTTCCCAGGTATTCTTGAGGGTCCCCAGTGAACCTACCGGCAGCGATCTCGCCCGAAAGATGAGGGTCAAACTCTACCCCAGCCCTTCTGAAGCCCGAGTCTTCTCCGAGGTCCTCGGAGATTTGGCGCCGCAACTCTGTCCCTCGGGTTGGTTTATGGAGGGAGCTAATCACGTCTGCAAGCATCGAGCCGATACTAAACAGCATAGTCCCGATTTCCATGAGACCACCGAGGCCCATGTCCATCACTCCAGAGAAGCCACCAATAAGGGAGTCAATCATTCCACCCCCTTCTTCAGTTGCCCCCGAGGCGGCTTTTACCATATCAACCGCCCCATCGACTGAATCTGTCAGAGACTCCCCGCCCCCATCGAAAATCTTTGTGAAGAAACTCCCGATCCCTTCAAAGGCTCCCTTGAGAGTGTCAACCAGCCCGGAAGCCATGTCCTTGATTGACTTGTTCCAGATGGACTCTGCGTCATCGGTTGCCGACATCCAAGACTTCACAAAGTCCTTTGCAACCGATAGCCCGAGGTTCCTGAAAGCCTTGTCAATGTCAAGGGTTCCGTCAAGCACCGCGTCAACTATCGAATCGAAGGCCGAAGCAAAATGTGACCCGTCAAAGGTCTTCTCAAAGGACTTCTCAATCGAAGAGAGAGAATCTTTGAAGTCCTGCTCTAGCTGTTGTGCCCCGATCTTCTGCTCGGCTAGTTGCCGGGCTTGCTCTTCCCCGATCCCCTGCAAGGTCAGGGAACGGGTTTCATCTAGGACCGCCAACTCTCTGGTAATCTCGACCATCGAGAGAGCGTTTTCTCGGGCGTATTCCAGAAACTCAATCTTCTCTTCGCTGAATTGGATTGAGTCGGCAATCTCGTTCTCTTCCCTCAGTGCGGCGGTCTCGATTCTGAGGTTTCTAATCTGCTCTTGTTGGTCCCTGTAAATCTTGAGGGAATCATCAGAGAGCCCAAGTCTCTTCTTTTCGGCTTCATTGGCGGCAATGGTTCCCAACTCAATAGCCTTGAGAGCCTGGGCTTGATTCATCCCCTCTCTTGCGGCGGCGGCAAGGGCATCTCTTTCGGCTTGCATCACCACAATTGAAGCGGTGACCGCTTTTGTCTCTTCCTTGAAAGCCATTTCAAGTTCAAGGAGATACTGGGCCGAAAACCCGCGTCTCTCGTTCACTTCTTCTTGCGCTTTGGCGTTTCTCCCCTGAGCCTCGGTGTTTTTGTCCGTCTCCCCAGTGTAAGCCTCCACCTCCTTCCTGACATCTCGAATGAGTGTCATTCCGTCTTTCAGGTTGGCAAGAGTCCCTTTCAACTGCCCCTGGCCGATAGGCTTTGAGGCGGCTTCGGCGGCGGCTTTTTCTGCGGCGGCGGCTTTGTTGGCTAGGTCTTCGGCGGCTTTTCGCGTCCCTTCTTCATCAATAAAGAGTCCCCCGAACTTCCCAGTTGCCTTGGCAAGGGCTTCCCCGATGTTCTCGACCAACATTGCTGAGATGGAGAGAATTGCCGCCTTCCCGTAACCCTTGACGGTCTCCCATGCGTTAGCTGCACCGCTTGTGAACGCTCCCCAGACCCCTTTGTCATTGACTGCTTTAAGAACGTCATAGAGGGCTTTAATCATGCCCTCAAGAACATTCAGGATGGTCCCAGACATATTCCGGGCGAAGGTCTGCATATTCTCAGAACCTCGGGGACCAAACTTGTCAATGAACTCAAGAGCCTTTCCGGTGAGGCTACTGAGGAGGGGCAGAAGACCCGCAAGAACGCTTTTCTGTAGTTGCTCCCCCATCTGACCAATAAGGCCAAACTCAAAGGCAACCTCATGGTTCATGCGGAGGAGCTCTTCATTGGCCCCAACCCCCATGGCCTTGATTGTCTTGAGGGCACCGGCCACCCCATCGGTTCCCAAAGCGGAGATGATCGGCCCAAACTTCTCAAAGCCAGCAGAGGCAATCTCTTGCAAGGTCATTTGCAAGGTTGCTCCTTCTTTCCCTGCCGCCCCGAGGCGTTCAATTACAAACTCAACCGCCTCTTCGGTGTTGGTGCGCCACCGCATGAGGGACTCGCGAAGGTTGAAGCCCTCAACTTGCTTGCCAAGTTCTCCAAAGGCCACAACGAAGGTGTTGGCAATGTTCCCGGCTTCAAGTTCCCTGAAAGCCTCACCAACCCTCTCCCTAACGTCCCTCACCAAATCAAGAACGTCATCCATCTCCTTACCGGCGGCTTTGGCAAGGGAGGTCATCTGGGCCAACCATCCAGGGTCGAGCCCATACAAGGTGGCTTGTCTGTAGAGGTTGGCGGTTTGGTTTAGATTCTCCGCAAGACTGCCGAAGAATCCAGAAACAAGGGCAAGGGTCCCCTTGATGGCAAGAAAGCCAGCGGCAAACCCCGCAAGGCTTTTGACAACTTCAGAGATCTCCTGACCGGCCTTAGAGGTGTCCTTTGCGGCTTTCTTGGAAGCCTTCCCGACACTCTCAAGGCCACCCTTTGCCCCTTCTGACTCCCCTTCTAGCTTGTTGAGTTCATTGCCGAGGGAGTCAAAAGCCTTGATTGCGGCTTTGCCGTCAACGTCAATCTTGATGGAATACGAAGAGACCTGAGCCATATTCTATATTATCACGTTGAGGCAAAAAACGTGCCAAAACAAAAGACCCCCACCTTTGTGGGGTGGGGGTCTTGCCTAAACAACCTTTGTCCATCCTCCACCAGAGAGGGAACTCTTTTGATGGGCTGGCCTCCTAGAACTCGGCGCCGCGTTCATCTCGGCCCCAAGCCAATTGGCTAGGCTCCAGGCGTGCAACTTGTCCCTAACCAGAGGGATTCTGGGTGAGTAGTAACTTTCAAACCCATTGGGAATCCAGAACATATCACAAGCCATCTGAAACTTTGCCGCATCAACAAAGAAAACCGTTCTCTGCGTTCTCCCTTCATCTTCGTACCCGGTAGTTGACTCAAGAGTCATGCGAAGGAATCCAAAGAGGGTTGGCGCAACCGGGTGGTTTTCAAATTCCGAGAAGGGGCAAGTCCGAAACCAACACTCTTCTTGATCTTCTCGGAACCGTTGCGCCTCTCGGCATTCGTCACAGTCACTGGGAGCACCCTGAACGAAGACCGAGCGAACAAAGGTTGAAATTACTCCTTTGTTTCTTCCTCCTCATCGAGGTCTTCCTCGGACCCTTCGCGAAGGGCAGACATTACCCTTTCTGACCATTGGTCTCCAAATGCGTGGTTGTGAATCCAGACCGCCAACTCATGGGAGAAGGGGATCTCAAACCCTTCGGGCCGGTCTTCAGAGTCTTCAATCTTGAACTTGGGAGGAAGAAGGGCTTGAAGGTTGGAAGGTGTGCAACCCTCCCACCCGGCAATTGCCTTCTCGACCAAAGCCTCGGTAAACTTGGCCTCATACTCACGCTCTGCTTTTGAGCCTTCTCGGACTCCTGCCGGGCGTTTCATTCGGCTTGTGAGGCGTCTGAAGTCTTCAACTCCGAGGCGGTTGATGAAGACAGTGAACCATGGCCCCGCAGATTCAGACTTGACCAGTCTGAGTTTCAAGGGCTCCTTCACTTCTCGGAAGGATAGACCCTCGGGCAAAATGGACATTTGTTCTCCTTACTGTTTGGGCTATGGCTACAGACCCCGAAAACCTTATTGCCTTCGGGGTCTGTAGCGTTCAGAGGTCAGTGCTTAGGCTTGCTTTTTGAAGACAAGGGACATTTCCCCCTCATCGGTATTGCTCCAGAGTCGGAAGTCCAGAGAAAGGGTGTTGAGGCCAGCGTCGGAAGATCGGGCAATATTGGTGAGTTGGGGGTTGGTCACGGTGAGAAGGATCTTCTCGGTTGCCGAAGTCGCATGGGTGAAGACAATACTGTCACTCGGCGCCGCATAGAGGTCACCCCATGGGTTGTAGGTCCCAATGTCGTCTTCTTCGATGACGACATTCAGGGTGGGTGCCCTCTCGGTCAGATAGAACCCGCAAAACCCCTTGTCGGCGTTGGCATCATTTCTCTCAGCCATGGTGGTGGCCCAATTGAGAGTTAGGCTTCTAACCTTGGGGGTAAAACTCCCGATGGTGATAAGTTCATTTTCGACAAGCGTCTTGTCATCTGTGGGGTATACAACCCCGGAAGTCCCCCCGCTTGCGGTCGGCGCCTCATAAAGACCCTGAAGGTTAAACTGAAGATCAGGCTGCGCCCCTGCATTCATTGTCAGGGTGTAACTCCCATAACAACCCTTAACCTTGTGGAGTTGGTTGTCTGCGTACACATAGACCGTTGCCGAGGTAGGGTCATCGGTAACAGGGGTGTAGACGGTCGAAGAAGAGGACCCATCGGTCCCAATTGCTTCGGTCAGGCCACAGGCTTTGAGAAGGTCGGCATAGAACGGGCGGCTAGAAGTTTCCCCTGCCGTGTCAGATGCCTTGGAAGCCGTCATCAAGACGGTCCCGAGGTTAACCGTTGCCATGCTCTTCCCAATAAGAGCTTGCTGAGGTGTGAGGGATGCTCGAAGGGCGGGTTGGTCAACAACCGTGATGTTCTGAGTGAAGACGGCGGCGCCATCTCCAAAGACAAGAAGGGCGTCATCGGCAAGGGTGGGCGTGGGGTCGGTTCCATAAGCAGATTCGCTTTTTGCCGTCACAACTGTCCGGCGCGATAGATTCACAGCCATTGTTTGGTTTCTCCTCGGTTTCTTTGGTGGCTAACAAGAAGCCCCCGGAAGTTTTCACTGTCCGGGGGCTTCCGTTTCATTCATTGAGAATGCTCACCTCTAGGGTGGTAATTTCCTCCGCTGTAAGGCTTAGACTTAGCCCACAACGATGGTTGCAAAAGCGTCGGCCAGGGCCGTCACCTGAGCGAACCGCTCAGACGCCAGAATGGCCCGCTTACGCTTTGCAAAGTAGACGCTATCATCAACCTCAACCTTGAACTGCTGACGGTCTCCGAATACACGCTTGGAAAAATCACCATACACGCCAAACTTCAACCCGGTTGCGTTGGTGCTCGGCATGGTGGTTGACAGGTAGACCGGAGAGCCGAGAAGGCTACCGGGGAGAGCCTGTGGGACGTTAGGCATTGCCCAATCACCCATTCCACTCGACCAGTTGGAAGCATAGATCGGGTGATTGTTGCTGTCCTTCAACGCCACAATGTATTGAAAAACGGTGGGATGAAAGACCCAGGTTCCCATTCCAATAACATTGCTGTCTACCTTGAACTTGAGCTCAATAAGTTCATCGAAAGTAACGGCACTGTAGTGGGTGGCGGCAATGGTGGTGGAGAAAGAAGCATCCTGAACCGCGCCAGTGAAGGGGGTGGTTGCGCTGAAGCACTGGGCGTTTTCCTCTCGGGCCATAGCCTCCGCGAAGAGCTCCGCAAGGACCGGCTCAAGGGCAATAATGCTGTCGGCGTTGAGGTCCTTGGAGATCGAATCCAGGCAGACCAGAGTTTCGGAGTCCAACTGAGGTGTTCCGAAGGTGACCACCGAAACGTCTTCGGTAATAGCACTGTCCTCAGTGAACCAAGCGGTTGCTGGGCCAGCCGAGCGGGTCGGAATGTCCATCTTATCCCGAGCCATGGGAATCACTCGGCAAATCTGTCGAGCAATGCTCTTCTCTTCAATGATGCGGATTACGTCCGGGAGGACTTCATCGGGAACAAGAACGCCACCTTGGGACTCCACACCCTCATTTTGAGAAACACGCTGGTAGGCGTCATCGAGGGGCAGACCCTGATTCTTCCTCCAAGCCTGAGTGAAGGCACCGCCATAGTTCCGAATTGCCTTCTGGCGGTCGGTGGTCCCGGCGGGGGTGTAGTCCTTGTCACCTTGCGGCAAGATCTTATCTAGGGCGTCACACCTATCATTGATCTCTTTAAGCCTCTGGTGAATTTCATCCTGTGCTTCGGCAACCGTGTTGGTAGCCTTGGCGTTTTCCTCGACCTTAGAGAGCGTCTCCTTGACCGCATCCATGACGCGGTGAAGGTTGCCCCCCTTGTTTACAATCTCAGCCATTGCTGTGGTTCTCCTATAAAAAGAGGTTTGTTCTGTGTTTTTTGGAACTAATCCCTAGCGTTTTGGCCTTGATCGGTTGACCTCTAGGGTCCCGAGGTAGCCCTACCCCCATTCTACCACAAAAAGAAAACAAACCCCTGCCTCTTGACAAGGGTGGGGGGTCGAGGTAGAACAATAGTCATGGCAAACACTTCTGAAACCGCAAAACACGCTTTTTTCATCTGGCAAGAAGGCAACCTTCCTTGCGGTTGCTCTCGACATCGGCTTGAGATGGGTTCTGATCACTCCTGCCCTTCGGCCCTTCAGGCACCTTCTCTTTATGAGGCCGGGGTTCTTCCTCGGGAAGAAGAGGATTATGAGGGCCAAGAGGGGGAAGAGTTTGATCGGATGGTGGCTCTTTATCACGCCCGGCAAGGACGCTAATCAGAGAATGATTCCGTTTCGGCGCCCCCGAGAAGAGGGGCGCACAAGGAGAGAAGAGGCGGCGCCCCATGCGAGCATTAGGGCATCCGCCCTGTCTGGACTCTTCACCCCGCGCCGCGCCGCAACTTGCTTTGACTCTGCTTGAATCTGCCCCTTCGGGGTGATGCTGTACCGAAGCCCCGCCAACTGGGAGATCAATAGGTCATCCCGTGGCAACTCGACCGCCCCCTTTTTGAACTCCTGCCCAAGATTCCAGAGGAGTTCCGCCCGGAGGTTGAAGAAACGCTTAGGGTCAGAGGAAGCCTTCCCGACGTTCACCCCGCGCACCTTCCACCCCTGATCCTTCAGGTGGGAAATTGCATGGTACCCAATCCCAACTTCGTCAGCCAGAATCTGGAGGTCATTCTTTGGGTAGCTCATAAGCCTCCTAACCAACCACCCTCGGGGGTCGGCATCATGGCAAGTCCCAATGTCAATAACCCTGTTGCCCCGTCTGACCACAATGACGGTTTCATCCTTCCCCGGCCCCGCAAGATCTACCCCCGCCACAAGGTCACTTGCAGAATCCTCAGATGGAAGGGTCTGGTATCTATTGCAAGCCTCCTCGATGAGGTGCAAAGGGACAAAGACGTCATCGGATTGGGAAGGGAAATCTCCCAGAACCCGGGACTGCCAAAGGGGGGAGTCAATTCCCCACTCAATCAGTCGGTCCCGCACCCATGACCGGGTTGTCAGTCCGGGCACCTCGGAGAAATCAAGGTCTTCCTGTGACATTTCAATCAAGTCCTCGGGACTCAAGCCAGCTAGGTTGGGGGAGTCAAAGGCTGAGATTGTCATGCAGTGCCAAAGCTCTCGGGAGGTGGTAAAGCAAGAGTGAAAAGGCCCCGAAGGGCTTGTTGGGTTTCCGATGGCTAGAATCCTAGCGTCACCACCCGCCCGGTTGGCTTCGGCGGCAAGCCAGATGGACGCATCCACCCCGGTGGCTTCATCGAGAACAATAAGGATGTGTTCCGCATGATGTCCCTGGAATCTGTCGGGGCTATCGGTCGAGAGTCCCACCGCAAACCAGTCGTTGCGAAGTTTCAACTCTGTATTCAAAAGCTCTCCCCCGAGAGGGATCTTGCAGGAATTGTATGCGCTATGAATCTCAGACCACAGAAGCCTCTGAACCTGGGCGAAGGTGGGGGCGGTTGTGATGACTCTAGACCCCGGATATACCAGAAGGTAAGCCATGGAGAGCCGCGCCGCTGTGTAGGTCTTCCCTACACTGTGGGCGGCTTTGACTGCGGTTCTGGGATGGTCAAAGACTGCCTTAACAACGTCGGCTTGTCGTTTCCAAAGTTTTGACTGAAGGACATTCTCGATGAACCAGACAGGATCTTTGCGCCCTCTGCGGAGGATCTCCCCGACATTGCGGGCTTCTTGCTCCCTAGTCTGTTTCTGGGTCATCTTCTTTGGCAGGAGAGACTTGAACGTCTATGACCTCGACCGCTTCGGCTGCGAGAGCCGCGAAGGTGATGGGGGTTCCCTCTGCCCCGGTGATTTCTTTTCGGTCGCTATGGCCTAGCCAACTTTGTTGTTTGGCAAGGTGAATCTGGGCCTGGACGTTATCGTTATCCACCGCGTTTCTAAAAAGGGCTTCCCTGAGAGAAAGGCGCCCTTCATCCCGGCCCCGCTTCCAGTTCTCAACAAGGGCAGGGTCTGCCCGGAGCCTTTCTGGACTAATTCCCAGAATGTTGGCAACTTCTGCCATTGGCGCCCCCCGAGAAGCCATCCTCCTCACCACAAAGGGGTCAATGAGGATGCCCCGAGCGTCTTCTGTCCTTACCGCTGGAACCTTCGGCTTTCGGGGTTGCAACTCTTCAACTTCGACATCAATAACGTCATCCATTGAGACCCTGACATTTTCCCTCGGTTGCCCATCCTCATCAAGCCACGCTTCGGCCCCTATGTTCCTCCTCATGCCCCCGGTGTCCTCCCCTCCAGTCTTTCAATCTTCTCAAGGAGTTTGGAGATTCTTCTCTTCAGAGTCACGTTTTCTTTGTTCAGTTTCCTAATCTTGGCGGCAAGGGCGTTTTCCTTCGCGGTCATCTTCCTAGTGCTTCTCTTGATTCTTTGGAGAGGTCAACCCGCACTGGGCGCCCATCAATAATCGTGCCATATAAGGCCATCACTTCGGCGCCGGGGTCTTCAGTGAGAATAGTTGCGAACCCGAACCCTTTGCTTTGCCCCTCGGAGGTCTTGGGTATCTTGACAACACTAACCCGCATTCCCTTTGACATAAGGAGATCCCTGAGCTCCTCTCCTTCTAGGTCAAATGGGAGGTTGCCGATGAAGAGGGTGACCTCAACAAAAGAGGAAGGGCTTGTTGGTCGAGGGGTTTTCACAGGTTAATTGTATCACACTAACACCGAAAACAGCGGGAATTCAGGGACCGGGAGAGATCAGTTCATCATTCCTCGGGTCGTCCCCAATGCTAATCCTGAGATACCAAATGGCTTTTTCTATGTCCTGCCGTTCCTGCCCCTTGTACAGTGCCCGCCAGATGTATTTGAGGGCATTGCCCCGGCAATAGGCAGGGAAGCCGACGCCTAGCGCCGCCTTGATTGCGTCAATTGCTTCAATGTCCTCTTCGTTGTAATGCTTCGGGCTGTGAACCTGGGGGTCTTTGCTGCTCATCTTCAATGTCTCCACTTACTCGGAGAAGGCATGGTCTCAAGGGTTCCTTCTTCTTCTTCTTCTTC